CGAGCTCGAGGGCGCCCCGCACGGCCTCGCCTTCGCGAGCGGCATGGCCGCCGAGGACGCCGTCCTGCGCGCAGTGCTGCGGCCGGGCGACCACGTCGTCATCCCGGCCGACGCCTACGGCGGGACGTACCGCCTGCTGGCGCGGGTGTTCGAGCCCGCGGGTGTCACGTGGTCGGCCGTCGACCACGTCGACCTCGACGCTCTTGCCGGCGCCTGGCGCGACGACACGAAGATCCTATGGGTCGAGACGCCCACGAACCCGCTCCTCACCGTGGTCGACATCGCGGCCGTCACCCGGCTCGCCCACGAGCGAGGGGCGCGGGTTGTCGTCGACAACACGTTCGCGACGCCGTACCTGCAGCAACCGCTCGCCCTCGGCGCCGACGTCGTGGTGCACTCGAGCACGAAGTACCTGGGCGGCCATTCCGACGTCGTCGGCGGCGCCGTCGCCCTCGCCGACGACGAGCTCGCCGAGCACATCGCGTTCGTGCAGAACGCGGCGGGTGCCGTCCCCGGCCCCTTCGACTGCTATCTCGTGCTGCGCGGCATCAAGACGCTCGCCGTACGCATGGACCGTCAGTGCGCCAACGCCCGCGCCGTCGCCGCCCTGCTCTCCGAGCACCCAGCCGTTTCGCGCGTGTTGTACCCGGGCCTGCCCGGCCACCCCGGCCACGACGTCGCCCGCCGCCAGATGCGCGACTACGGCGGGATGGTGTCCTTCACCGTCGCCGCCGGCGACGAGGCGGCGGTCAAGCTCGTGGCGTCGACCCGGCTGTTCGCCCTCGCCTATGGGAACGGCGTAGTCTCCTTGTCCTGGAAGAAGAACCGCAACCTCGACCACTGGCATCACGCGGGAATGTTCGCAACCGTCGCAGCAGGAGGTAAGCCACCGTTGCATGTCCCAGCCGCAATTTCAAATGCCCTCAACGCCAACCTGATCCGGACATGACGATACAGCGCAGGATTTCAACTCCCGACCGCCGTGCCGAAGAGCGCAAGCGCGAGACAGAGCGAATCCGCCGCAAGTACAAGCTGAACATCACTCGCGGTGCGAAATTACTTCCGGCTGAGATTCCGCACGTCGAGAACATGATCGTGATCCTGAGAGTCGCGGGCTACTCGCAGACGCAGATGAGCAAAGTCGTGGGAATTTCACGGCATCAGGTTCGTGAAATCCTGGCGCAGCCGCAAGTCTCGGAGGAAATCGCAGCGCTTCGTGCTGCACTCCCGCGCGCGGCACTGGAACTGATCCAGGGCTACATGATCGAGGCAGTCATTGCAATTGCCGACGTGATGCGTAGTTCGCCGGACGATAAGATCATCCTGCAAGCCGCAGGCGACATTCTCGACCGTGGCGGCATGCCGAAGGCGTCGAGGCAGGAGCGCCACACGGTCAACGAGGATCGCACGACGTTCACCGACGAGGGGATCGTGGAGCGGCTGCGTGAGGCAAAGCCTGAAATTCAAGAAGAAGCCGCGCAACTGATCGAGAAGCTGGAAGGACTGCTGACCGTCCATGCCGATATCGAGGGTGAGACAGATGACGAACCCATTGAGTAAAGCGTGGCGGAAAATTTCCGAGATGACGACTGATTTGTCTCGGATGATCGCTCCGTTCAGTTGGGTTTCGTTCTCAGGCGTACGCGGTTTCGTCGGCTACTACGGCACACGCTTCTGGCCGACCAAGCATCCGGCAGGGGAGTCGTCGATTGTCAATTACGACATGACGCGCAGCCTCTACCGGAACGATTCTGAAATCGCACTCGGCTCCGGTTTCGCGCGTCCGATAGTGGACGTGACGGTCAACTTCCTCGGCCTGCCGACAGCGCAACTCGACAGTGAGCCTCAGACGGAATTTCTGAACGAGTGCCTGCACGACCACTGGGCACCGGCCTTGCGCGAGATGTTCACGGGCGCGATCAGGGATTCCAAGTGCTTCGTTGTCATGAAGCGGCCGGACATTCTCGATCCGCTGATGACGCTGGACGAAGCGGAGCACTGCCAGCTTGAAATTGTTCCGCCCGATCTGGTCGATATCGACCGTGACGCGGCGAACAGGAATGTGATCACACGCGCGACAATCCATCGTCGCATGAATTTTTTGACGAAGGAAGGCGATCCTGCGGCCGGGATCGATCCGATCACAGAGGTTCACGACGTGCTTGAAATCATCGAGCGCGACGGCTACCGCTTCTTCGATCAAACGACGAGCCAATGGCTCACCTCGATGGCGGCACCTAACCGTTACGGCTTCGTTCCGGTGGTGGAGGTTTACAACGAGTGGGATGCAGCGCTACGTGGCGGGCAGTCGGACTTGGAGACTGTAATTCCGTTCATGCAGGCTTTTCACGACGTGCTGACGCAGAGCTTGCAGGCACACCGCTACCACTCGACTCCGAAGCTGAAACTGAAGCTTTCCGACGTAGGGCAGTTCATCAAGAACAACTTCCCGGCCGCTTGGGACGTGGAGAGAGCTACGGTAATTCCCAACGCTGAAATCTCGCTCAACGGCCGGGAAGTCTTTTTCTTCGCTCCCGACGAGGACGCGCAGTTCTTGGAAGTCACATCGGTACTGGGAGACTCCAAGACACTGATGGAATTCTTGATCGACTGTATCTGCATCGCAAGTCAGACGCCGGAATGGGCGTTCATGAGAGTCGATTCCGGCTCTGCCAACTCCGACCGTAACGCGCAGACGGTGCCGCTGGTGAAAAAGGTGGACAGAAAGCGAACTAATTTCACCGAATACGTCCAGTCACTTTGCAAGATGGTGCTCGTCATGAGCGGTGGCATACCGACCCGGCCGCAGATCAGTTGGGAAGTCGTCCGCACGGATGACGAATTCATTCAGATGCAGGCTTTCCAGCAGCTTGTCATGGGTCTGGAAGTCGCCAGGCAACGTGGTGAAATTTCGGACGAGACTTATATGAAATCTCTGCGGGCCTACCTGCCGGGGATGAAGGCTCCGAGCCAGGAGGAGAAAGACATTCCACCGGCTCCTGTAATGCCCGCTCTGCCCCCAGGATCGCCCAGTGGGGTCAGACAGCAGGGTGGCACTCCCGTGACGGGAGCGGCCCAGTGAGAGCGCGTCCGCATACCACTCGTACCGGCAGGCCGCACAAGCTGAAGGTGAAAAAGAGCTACAAGCGGAGAATTCGCCGCAGGAGGAAGTAGTGGCGCAGAGAAGGCGCAAGTCCGGAATTCATATCAAGAAGAAGAATCGTGGCAAGCTACGCCGCTCCACAGGAACGAAGAAGGGCCAGAAAATTCCAGTCAGCACCCTACGTCGGTTGAAGAAGTCGAAGAACCCGGCAACACGCAAGCGCGCGACATTTGCTCTGAATGCGCGCAAATGGAAGAAGACCGGCAGGAGGAAACGGTGAAAATTGCAAAGAACCTCGGCAAGCCAAACCAGCGGCTCATCGAGCCTCCACGTCGGTTCATCATGAAGGTCAAGCCGACGCTGGGCTTCTACGGCCGCTTCATCTACAGGTAGGTAATTATGCCCAAGCTGATTTCAGGAGGACGTGCCGGAAGCATTTCCTATTCGCGGATGCCGCAGATCAGGCACATGAAGGAAATTTTCCGGAGTGGACTCAACCCGGCATCGGGCAGTATCCCCGCCGGAACGCGGGTGAAGATTGTCAACAAGCCGCGAGCGAAGGGGAGGTAGCATGGTCAGAATTCTCAGAGCGCTCGACCCGATGCAGTACAGGACGTTGCAGCGGGGCAATCCGCCTGCGCAGACGTTCGGCCAGAAATTCTCCGGTGATGCCAACGTCGAGGGAATCGCAGCACTGGCCCGGACACGCATGGCGGCAAAGCAGAAGTACGAGTCGTCGTCCTGGGCAAAGACGAAGGTTCCGAGGGCGTAAGGAGGAATTATGGCGAAGAAGGCATCTGTCAAGCGGCTGTACGTGAAAGACCCGTACAACCTGCTTTCGGCGTACCCGTACGGCTTCGGGCGCAACCCGACGGTTGCGACGTTCGCTCCGGAAACGGAGAATTTCTCATCGAACACGAACCCGGCGTTCGATCCGTCGAAGGCTCCGGGTGCGGTCACGGTCAAGCAGCGCGCACCGAAGCCCATTGGCGCTGCGACGGGGCACATGAAGGCAATCCCGCCGAACCGCTTCACGTTGTTCGGTGGCAAGACGCTCAGAAGAAGGTAGTCATGTCCGACCAGCTTGTTGAAATTTTCGAGCAGTTCGACGATGTGGTCGCTGAGATGACAGGTGACCCGTCCGGCCTCGTACCGCTTCCTGTCGATCTAGTCGAGCGCGTGACGGAAGGCGATGATGATCCCCGCTTCGCCACATTTCAGATCGAGTCAGGCTGGTCGAAGTCGAAGCGGTACTGGGGGCCGGAATTGTTCGATGCGGTCGTGTCTGAAATCAACAACTCCGCACGGGGCGGCGAGGCAATCGTCGGCTACCAGGGGCATATCAAGCCCGAGAACGATGCCTATGAATTCCCGCCGATTCAGCTTCAGTGGCTCGGAGCAAAGCTCCTGCGGACGGGAGACACGGCAAAGCTCGCCGTCAAGGCGTACGTCCTGCCGGGTACGCGCGCACGGGACTATTTCAAGCGTGGTCTTGTGAAATCCGTTTCGTGGCGAGGCAAGGTGCGGCAGGAGTCGTTCGAAAAAGGTGTGAAGATCAAGGAATTCGTAATCGAGAGTATCGACATGGCTCGGCCGAGAACGGCCGGGATGAGTGCGCGACTTGTTGGCTCACTCACAAGTGAAATGGAATCGGAGGGAGGTAACGAAGTGAAGCCGGAGGAAATTTCGGCACTTCAGGAGAACGAGCTTCGCGCGCACAATCCCGGACTCGTTCAGACAATCGAGTCGGCAGCCCGCCAGCCGCTCGAAACGAAGGTCAGCGAGATGGAGGACACCGAGAAGAAGCAGAAGCCGGTGATCGACTTGATTCCGGAATTTCGCAAGGTTCTCGGACTCGCTGAGGACACCGACGACCTGAACACCGTCCAGGCCGTAATTTCGCAGCTTCGCGCGCACGGGAAGGCTCTGCGTGACTCCGTGCTCGACAAGGTGCTGACGAAGAAGCTGAAGGGTGGCGAGGAGCGCGACCGGCAGCTAGTCCGCTCCCTGATCGCCACCGAGATGCGCGACTCCAACCTCGTCCTCACGGGCGACGAGGAGAAGGACGAGAAGACCGTCAGCGAGATGGTCAATTCCGTCATCGACAACTCCGACGACCTGAAGGCCATCGTGTCCGAGATGGAGGAGACTCCTGCCACTCCTCCGCAGACTCAGACGCCGCGTGGCAGCCAGCGCGAGTTGAAGCCGGGGATGCAGACCAGCTCAATTCGCGTCCGTTCTGCCGCCCGCTAGAAAGGAGGGAACGTGTCAAACGGAGAGACAGAGAAGAAGAGATTCAACCCGCAGGACGACGCCATCGCGGCGGGCGAGCACATTCCGGAAACGACTTTGGAATTGTCCGGCCAGCCCGGTGAGGGAGGAGCGCCGCATCCCACCCCGCAATTGCCTACGCCATCGGCGCTGAACAACCCGTATCTCTCGGAGGAGGATCAGAACATGGAGATGGAGGCGCAGATCGTCGGCCCGCCTCAGTACGGATCGCCCGATCCAGTCACGTCGGCGGGGCAATTGCTTCCGCTCGAACAGCACCCGCTCAACCCGGAGGCGCTTCCGGCTGATCACCCGTCTGCAATTGCAGCCGATTACGGTGCGGGCTACCAGACGACCGTGACCGGCGGTGTTCCGCAGACGGAGTTGCAGACCGCTCTTCAAGGCGCAGGTGCGGCAGCGGAGAGCTACGACGACATGACCGTCGCGCAATTGAAGGAGGAGGCGTCGGCGCGTGGGGTCGAAGGCTACTCCTCGATGAACAAGGCCGATTTGGTCGCGGCTCTGGAAGCAGACGACGCGGCCAGCTAATAACCGAAGGGAGGGAATTCGATGGGGCAGCTAAAGCATGATGGCCGTGCCACCCAGGGCGGCGTCACCGCTCCTGCCGGTGACTTTCCCTTCGGGGATTTGTTCCGGATCAACGGCTGGAACGGCATCGCGCTGACGCACATCGCGACCGGCGACACGGTTCGCACCCTCGATCTGGAAATTGCTCCGGATCGCGTCTGGTACGTGAAAATTCCGGCAGCCGCAGCACCGGCCGTTGGAGACTTCCTCTACTGGACGGCGGGCGCGGGCCTGAAGCGCGGCGACACCGACTTGACCGTGACGGCGACAGGATCACCCGTCGCCAAGGTCGAGGAGGCGAAAGACGCGAACAACTACTGTGCAGTCCGAGTCCTCAACGTCGGGCCGTAAGGGAGGGAATTCACATGACAAGAAGCAAAGGTGGAGTCCTGATCCCGGACGCACGGACGATGGACTCGATCACGAAGCACGACCGCAAGCGCGGGACGATCACCATCGAGCACGACGGCACATTCCGTCCGCTGGAAGGTGTCTCCCGCTCAATCGTGCCCATCCGCGACGGCGAGCGCGATCCCAGTTCCAACCTGAATCACAGGAATTGGACTGGGACGAGCACGGTCGGTGAAATCGCGACGGTGCAGACGCTCACGGTCAGCGAGATGGAGTCGCGGCTCACACCGCAATTCCTGAACGACTCGATGGCCATCGACCTGTTGCAGCCGGTCAGCGAAATGATCACCACGTCGCAGGGCGCGATGGACTTGTTGGAAAAGGTGCGGCTCGATATCGACACCGGCCTGGCCGACGTGCCGCTCCTCTACCAGCCGCTCTTCGACCGCGTGAATGGGCCGTTCCCAGGCGGGTCGGTACAGATCGGTGGCGACGTTCTCTTCGATGCGAACGTCGTCTTCTTCCAGAAATTCGAAGCAGGCGAAGTGGTCTTCGGGACACTCGCCCGCACCGGGGCACCGACGTTCGTGCCCATCGCGACCTACGCGGCCGGTTTCGAGTGGACGGAGGACATGATCGAATTCGACCGCTCGTACGAGATTGGCATGAATTCTCGTGCGTTCGGCCGAGCGTACAACTACCTGCTCAACCACATCCACCTGTCACCGATCATCGCCTACTCGTTCACGGGCAACAACGTGACGGCGGCGGTGACGGGGCAGGGTTCGCTCGTCGCCAATACGCTCGTCCAATTCCAGCAGGCGTATCGCACGGCGGCTCTCGCAGTCCCGCAGCGTGTGCCGACCTGGATTCTGGCGAACGAGGCGGACAGGTTCCAGATCGAGGACTCGCTTCTGACTCCGGTGCTCGACGGTTCGGGCAACCCGCTGCGCCGCGTTCCCGTCGAGGGAATTATCTACTACAACGGCGCGACGCTCACGAACGGCGTCAAGAACTACACGTATCCGGGCGTCACTGCCGGGACGTGCTATTTCATCATGCCGCGTTTCCGGATGAAGGAGCTTGTCCACCACGACCTTCGCATCGATATCGGCCCCGCCGATATTTCACGGCTGATCGAAGGGCAGCAGGTTGCGCGCGTCAGGCGCGGCCTCTACCTCGATCTTGTCAACTCGGTGCAGAAGATCACGCTGTCCACGTCACCGACGTAAAATTTCAAGGGGGCTGGCGGTGGCCCCCATGAAATTCCGGAAGGAGGAACATGGCTAAGCCAAAGGAAGCGGCGGTGACGAGTTACAAGGCACTGACGTACCTGCATCTCCCCGTGATCGAGAAAGATTACAAGCCGGGTGATCCGGTTCCAGTGGAGGAATTGGAGGCGGCAGGCCAGAGCGAGGATTCCATCAATGCTCTGGTCGAGGCCGGGTCACTCGGTGGCGAGGAGGACGACGTTCACCACTCGCACATCATTCCCGATCCGTCGATGCCGACAATCGGCAGCGTCGTGGAGAATTCCCGTCGGCTGATCGCGCAGTTGGAGGCGACGGGTGAGGAAGTGCCGGACGAACTACGCACCGTCGCAAAGCTCGACTATACGGCGCTCGCGACCGGCGACGAGGGGAAGGCCGGTGACGCAAATGCTTAATTCCGATACACTCCGTCACCAGACGGTCTGGGTTTGCGAGAAGTGGTCGGACGAGGCGTGTGACTTCGCGGCGAAGAAGTTGGAGCGCGTTGGAATTACACATGTCCCGGCCGAGCTTCGTGAAATCCAGACACCGACGCGGACGTTGCTCGTTCCCCGGCTGATGCCGATCTACGAGGGGATTCCAAGCTCCGTCCTGCGTGAAATCGTCGGCGAGCCGGAAGAGTGCGCTGAAATCCAAGGCAACCTTCTGCTGAATGAGGGAATTCAGCGCTTGCAGGACATGACCATGATTGCCACCGTCGTCACGAATCAGACGGCGACGAACCCGTGGTCGAATGCCAACGCCTTCACGGGCGTCGGAGACTCCAACACGGCCGAGGCAGCCACGCAGACGGAATTGCAGGCTGCAACGAACCGCTTCTACAAGGCGCAGAATGCGACCTATCCGTCGCGTACGAACCAGACGGTGAGCTTCCAATCTGACTTCACCGGCACGGAGGCGAACTACGCCTGGGCGGAATGGACAATTTCAGCGTCCGCGACGACGGCTTCCGGTGCAGGCTTCACGACCGGCACGACCAACTTGAATCGAAAGGTGGCGTCACTCGGCACGAAGGCATCGGGAACATGGACGCTGACGGCGCAAATTACGTTCTCGTAGCCGATGCCCGGATTTCATCCAATCGAGGCGCTTCGGAGAATTTGGACACCGGAGCGTGAAGTCGAGGAGTTGTTCGCGAATCTCGCCCCAGGTACGGCACTGGATAGCGAGATTCGCGACTTCTTCTGCCGGATCATCGACAAGTACGGAACCGTCGAGTTGGACATAACCGATCCGCCTCCGCATTTCATGGTCAACTGGAATGTGATTCATACGCCGCCTCCAAATTCCCGGCGCATGGTGACGATCTGGAAATCACCAGACCAGAGGCAGAATGGGAACTACAACTAATTACGCACTGCGCTACCCCGAACTGACTGACCCGCCGAACGTTCAGTCGGACATAAAGAACCTGGCCAGTGACGCGGATTCAAATTTGCCCGCAGTGCCACTCGGTTCGGCGCTGGAATGGGATTACCTACCGGCGTCGATCCCTGCCTGGGCGTTGCTCTCGTACGGGCAGGCGATTTCACGGACGACGTACGCGGCGCTAGCAGCCCTGGCCTCGGCAGCGAGCTACCCACATGGATCAGGAGATGGATCAACAACTTTCAACATCGCAGATAAGAGAGGCAGAGTCTCGGCTGGCAAGGATGACATGGGAGGTACAGCAGCTAGTCGAATTACTGCGGCAATTAGTGGAACAAATGGAACAGTTCTTGGAGCAACTGTCGGCAGCGAAGGAGTGACGCTGGCGATTGGGCAAATTCCTTCCCATGACCATACCGCTGCAACCAACTACCAAAGTGCAGATCACACCCACAGTGGTAACTCAAGTGGCTCGTCTGCCGATCACAGCCATAGTCTCCCAGACCCGGCTCATGCTCACAACATCACGTACAATTACGGTGATTACGACTGGGGTGCGCCAGCGGCGACAGACCAAGGTATTATCGGCAATGTTGGAACGTGGAGTGCTGGTACTGGTGAGTCAACGGGTGGTGTCACGTATAACCATACCCATGCTCTAACTACTGGCGGTGCTTCCGCCAACCATACTCATGGAATTACAGCACAAGGTGGTGGTGGAGCGCATCTCAATATGCAGCCCACGATTATCTGTAACAAGATCATAAGGGTGCTCTAGTGGGTACTACAACGAATTACGCACTTCGCTACCCGGAGCCGACCGATGTGCCGAACGTGCAGCCGGATTTGAAAAATCTGGCGCAGGATATCGACGGCAAGGTAATCGTCATTCCCATTGGCTACTCGCTGGAATACGACTACGGCGCAGCACAAATTCCAAGTTGGGCCTTGTTGCAGTACGGACAGGCAGTGTCGAGGACGACGTATGCGGCGCTGCACGCGCTTGCCTCAGCCGCGAGCTATCCGCACGGCTCTGGCGATGGCTCAACGACGTTCAACATTGCCGACAAGCGCGGTCGTATCTCTGCCGGGAAGGACGATATGGGCGGGACTGCTGCTAACAGAATTACATCGGCGATTTCAGGAACAGCGGGAACGGTTCTCGGAGCCGCAGTTGGAAATGAAGGTGTGACGCTGGCGGTAGCTCAAATTCCATCGCATGATCACAGTGCTGTTACGAATACTGCCAGTGCTAACCACAGTCACAGTGGTACAACGGGAACTGTAAGCTCAAACCACACGCACGGCTGGTCTGACCCGACTCACGCACACAATGTCAGATACTCAAGAGGCTGGCTCGGACAGGCATGTGTCAACCCTTCTCAAACGAGTAACCCAAGCGCCGCTGCCACCTATGGTACCCAGGGAGCGGGTACTGGTACTTCTACATATGGTCAGTCAGCAGACCACTATCACGGTTGGAATTCAGGTGGAGCTAGTGCGAACCATTACCACGGAATTACAGCGCAGGGTGGCGGCGGTGTTCACATGAATACCGGGCCGACAATCATCGTCAACAAGATCGTGCGGGCGTTGTAATGGGAACGACGACTGCCTACGCCCTTCGCTATCCGGAATTGGCCGATCCGCCGAATATCCCGAACGATCTGAAAAACCTGGCGAACGACGTTGACGTGAAGATTCCCGGAATTCCGATTGGAGCCTCGTCGGAGTGGGATTACGGAGCAGCACAGATTCCAAGCTGGGCGCTTCTGCAATACGGTCAGGCGATTTCAAGAACGACGTATCCGACACTCGCCGCATTGGCGAGCGCGGCGTCGTATCCACACGGGAGCGGTGATGGATCAACGACCTTCAACATCGCTGACAAACGAGGCCGTGTTAGTGCTGGCGACGACGATATGGGAGGAACGGCGGCAAATAGAATTACAGCGGCTATCTCTGGTACGGCTGGAACGGTGCTTGGAGCGGCTGTCGGTAACGAGGGCGTCACGCTTGCCGTAGCTGCAATTACATCTCACAACCATACTGGTGCTACAGGTACTCACAGTGCAGATCACTCTCACAACGCTAGTACCGGCACTATCTCTGCTGATCACTCGCATGGGGTTTACGATCCGGGTCACTCTCACGGAATTGATCGTGGTAGAGGTGCTAACAATGCTGGCTACCCGGCTTCGACTGACCAAGGGTCTAACCAGCAGCAGAACGATTGGGGCACAACTGGTTCAAGTACAGGCCAGTACGTGAATTGGTTTTCAGCCGATCACACGCACACTCTTACAACGGGAGGATTCTCAGCGGATCACAACCATCAGGTATACGCCCAAGGTGGCGGTGGTTCACATCTGAATATGCAGCCAACGATCATCGTCAACAAGATCATCAGAGCACTCTAGGAGAGAACATGACTCACGCGCTTCGATTCATTACTACGCTGCGAATCATCTGGTGGTTGGCGGCAATTAGTCTGATCGTGTCCGGTTTCGTGCTCGATGGAATTTCAGAGCCAGGGCACCATGCTGCGTTCATTCTCGGAGGAATTGCACTCGGTCTGTCATTCCGTAAGAGTGATAGGGATGGCTAAGCCAGCCGAGAAATACACGAACAAGCAACACGCGAAGGCGAAGCAGCATCAGGTTGATCACATGACAGAGGACTACGCCGGTTTTCTGGATCAGATGGATGCTGATCACGAAGAAAACATCAAGCGAATGAAGGACGAGCATAAGGCTCACAAGGAGAAATTGATCGCGCAACACGAGAAGCAGAAGGCCGATCTAATGGCCGAGGCAGAAATTGAAATCATGCAAAATGACACCGGAGAGCCACTGGAACTTACTCCGGATATCATCATTCTGCCTGGTGATTACTATGCCGTAGACCCCATCGGTGGGCCGTATGGCATCTCAGCAGCAGACCTAGCAGCCAACTACGAAAAGGTCTAGTGCCCGACGCGCACAAGAATTTCGCGTACTCGACCGTCGCCACGGCTCCGTCACCAGCGGCCAGTGGAACGTCGCTCGTCGTCGCGGCAGGAGATGGCGCGAAATTCCCAACTCCTCCGTTCAACGTCACGGTTTGGCCCATCGGAGTGATCCCGCTGGCGACGAATGCTGAAATAGCCCGCTGCACTGCGATTTCAACCGATACGCTGACGCTTGCGCGGGCACAGGAGGGATCGAGCGCGCGGACGGTGATCATCGGGGATCAAGTCGCTGCGACGATCACAGCCAAGACGCTGACCGACGTAGAGAACCAATTGATCTACGGCGGCGACTACGCGGCAGGAAATTACGTGGACGGTCAGATCGTCGTCTACAACGGGATCGCCTATCTCTGTACGTCACCGACGAGCGTAGCTCCGTCTGCATGGCCCGGTGGAATTTCACCACCAGCAGCACCATTCACAATCGCATACGGCACTAGCTTACCTGCCTCGCCCACAGATGGGCAGCTAGCCATTCTCGTAGACTCGATAACAAATCCCAGCTACCAATGGAAATTCAGATACAACCTCGGCTCAACGAGTCCGTACAAGTGGGAGTTTGTAGGTGGTAGCATCTATTCTTCCGGGCCTACAGGTGCTCTCAACAATTTTTCGACTACAAGCGTTTGGACGGATTTGACCAGTGGGCCGGGTTTGACTGTGCCGCGATCAGGTGTGTATGCAATTGAATCCAACTGTTACGTCCAGAACAACAACGCGGCAGGCGCATACACCGCCTACAGTCGTGTGCTCGCATCAACAACGGGAAGTTTGGGGCAGCCTTCAATGAGTGGATCGACTGCTTATTGGAGTGGATTCCTTGCTTACAAACAGCTTGTCACATTGGTTGCGGCTGAAACGTTGAAGATGCAAATTCAGCAGAACAACACGATGGCCACAAACTACGGCATCGGGTTTATCGGATTGTTGCCGATGAGGGTCGCATGAGCACACCGAATCCTGGCACGACCCCTTGGGTGCCGATGTGGAATCTGAATGGCGGCATGGATTTGCGCTACCAGGGGGCTTGGGCCGCTGGAAATTACTACGACGGTGACGTGGTTGTCTACCAAGGTGTCACGTACATCTGTGTGCGCCCCACAAACAAGGCTCCCACACCTTGGGCACCAGGCCAACTAGTCGTGTCTCCGTCGGTGCGAGCCTACAATACTGCATCACAGTCAATTCCTTCTGGTACTTGGACGGCGCTTACATTCAGCACCGCTCGTTATGACCAAGGCCCAGCGGCGCATTGGAATGTCAATACTCC